AAGCAAATCGACGCGCTCTCCGCTGAGCGGGCCCGCGCCTGGGAGGCCGCTAAGGCTCTCCTCGACGCCGCCGCTGACGAGAAGCGTGACCTCACCGCCGAGGAATCCGAGACGTTCGATCGCATCAACGCCGATCTCGACGTCAAGGACGCCCGGATCAAGTCCATCATCGACGTCGAGGAGCGCGGTCGCGCCATCGACGAGGCCCGCTCCCGCACCGGAGTCGGCGACCTCGGAGCCTCCGCCGTCGAGACCGGAGTCGACTCCGACGACCAGACCGTCCGCGCGCTCCTGCGCGGCGAGATCCGTTCCGCAACCTTCGAGAAGCGGGCGATCACCAAGTCATCGGCGACCCTCGTCCCCTCGTCGGTCTACAACCAGATCGTCGAGCACCTCGTCCAGGCGAACGTGGTCCGCGGTCTCGCGACCGTCCTGACCACCTCGAGCGGCGAGTCACTCGCGATCCCGAAGTCGACGGCGTTCTCCACCGCGTCGATCGTCGGTGAGGCCAGCCAAGCATCCGCCTCGGATCCGACGCTCGCCACCACGACACTCGGCGCTTACAAGTACGTCGTGCTCGTCCAACTGTCGAACGAACTGGCGAACGACTCGTCGATCGACGTCGGCGGATTCCTCGCCCGTCAGGCGGGCATCGCCATCGGCGTCGCCACCCGTGGTCACATGACCACCGGCGACGGATCGTCCAAGCCGTTCGGCATCGTGACGCGAGCCTCCGCCGGAGTCACCGGCGCGACCAGCGTCTCGGGCGCCTTCACCGCCGACAACCTGATCGACCTCCGCTACTCGGTCGGCGCGGTCTACACCGCGCAACCCGGTAATGCGTTCATGTTGAACAGTACGGCGATGAGCGCGGCTCGGAAACTGAAGGACTCGCAGAACCGCTACCTGTTCGAGCCTGGTCTCAACGGGAACGTGGACGCGCTCCTCGGCTATCCGGTCCAGATCAACGACTCGATGGCGAACCCGGCGGTCTCGGCTAAGTCGGTGATCTTCGGTCACATCCCCTCCTACTTCATCCGCGAGGTGAATGGGATCGACGTCGCCGTCTCCGACGACTTCGCCTTCGACTACTCGGTCCGCACCTTCCGCGTGACCCTGCGGACTGACGGCGATCTCGTCGATCAGACCGGAGCCGTCAAGGCGTTCACCGGCGGAGCGTCCTGATCCAGTGCGTGACCCTCTCGAGCGTCCCCACGCTCGGGAGGGGATCGCCCTCACCCCTGGAGGGAAAATGAAAGTGAAGATGCTCGTCTCGATCACCGGGACGATCAACGGGAAAGACTGGCCCGCCACCGGCGGAGTGATCGACCTCACCGCCGACGTCGCCGCCGACCTGATCTCGAATCGTTACGCCGAGCCGATCGTCGACACGCCTCCTCGTGAGACCGCCGCCGCCGATCCGGTCAACGAGACCGCCGTCGCCCCGACGGGTAAGGCGCGCCGCAAGCCCGCCGGGGGCTGACCGTGGCGATCACGAACGGCTACTGCTCACTCGCTGAGGTGAAGGCGGCGCTCCGCATCACCGACGCCACCGACGACACTCTCCTGGAGAACGCGGTCGAGGCGGCGTCACGTCGTATCGACGGCGAGACGAGCCGCCGCTTCTACCAGGACGCCTCGACGTCGGCGCGCACCTTCGCCGCATCGCGACCCGATCTCCTCACCATCGACGACGTCTCGACGCTCACCGGACTGGTGGTGAAGATCGACGACGACGCCGACGGCTCCTATGAGACGACGCTCGCCATCGGCGTCGACTTCCAGATCGAGCCGACGAACGCGATCGTCCAGGGTCAACCCGTGAGAGTGATCCGCGCTCTCGACACCGGACTCCCGGTCGCGGCGAACGGTCGGACTCTCGTCGAGGTCACCGCCCGCTGGGGCTGGCCCGCCGTACCCGACGCCGTCCGTGAGGCGACCGTCCTGCTCGCCACGCGACAGTTCAAGCGACTGGACTCACCGCTGGGCGTCGCCGGATTCGGCGACCTCGGCGCGATCGTCGTGCGTCGTATCGACCCCGACGTCTCCGCGCTCATCGCCCCGTTCCGCCTCCCGGTGGTCGCCTGATGCCCGCGACACCGTCTCAGATCCAGCAGGCCCTCAAGACGAAACTCGAGACGATCAGCGGTCTACGCGCCGCCGACCTCCTGCCCGACAACTTCAACCCGCCGATGGCGATACCGGCTCTCGAGTCCGTCACCTACCACCGCGCCTTCGCCGGAGGAGACGCGGTCCACGACTACTCGATCACCGTGATCGTCGGCGCCGCCTCCGAGCGCGTCGCGCAGAAACGTCTCGACGACTACCTCATGGCGAGCGGAGCGACGTCGATCCGTAGCGCGCTCGAGACCGACCCGACCCTCGGCGGAGTCGTCTCATCGGCGACGGTCGCCACCGCGTCGGGGATCAGCAACCTCGACATCGTCGGGAACCGCTATCTGACGGTCACCTTCGCCGTCACCGTCCACCCGTGAAAGGGACTCCCATGAACAGTTATCGGATCGTCGGCGACCGTGAGGTCGTCGGAAAGAAGCCAGGAGAGGTCGTCAGTGAGAGCGACCTCGACGGCGTGAACATCGCCGCCCTCATCGGGGGCGGTCATCTCCAACCCATCAACCCCAAGGCCGCGAAGGCCGAACCCCCTCAGGAGTAATCGTGGCGAAGCTCGTGCTCACCAACCCGTCGATCTCGGTGAACGGCGTCGATCTCTCGACGTCGATCAACTCGGTGACGATCGAAACAAAGTTTGACGAGGTGGACACCACCGCCTTCGGCGACACCGGACGAAAGCGGGTCGCCGGACTCTCCGACTCGTCGATCTCGCTGGACTTCCATCAGGACTTCGCCGCCTCCGCGGTCGAGGCCACGATCTATCCGCTACTAGGCACTACGACCAACGTGATCGTGAAGCCGGTGAACGCGGCGACCTCGGCGACGAACCCGTCGTATTCGATGACCTGCCTCGTCGTTCAGTGGACGCCGCTCTCAGGCGGGAGTGGTGAACTGGTGACCGCCTCGGTCACCTGGCCCGTCTCCGGGGCGATCACCAAGGCGACCTCGTGATCTCCTGGCAGTTGAAGGTCAGCAAGGTCGACGGGAGCGTGGAGATGCTCGCCGTCGGCCCCCGTCAGATCGTCGCCTTCGAGCGTCACTGGAAGATCGGGCTCGCCAAGGCGTTCACCGTCGAGCAACGGATGGAGCACCTCTTCTGGCTCGCCTGGGAGGCCGAGCGGTCGGCGGGTCGCATCGTCCCCCTATTCGGCGACGACTACTTCGAGACCCTCGCGAACGTCGAGATCGTCGGGGCCACCGTCCCTTTCGTCGAGACGGCGTGACGTACCTCATCGCTCAGATCAGCGTCGAGACCGGCATCGCGCCGAACGATCTCCTCGACTCCCCGCCGGGGATGATCGAGGCGATCATCGACGTCCTCCAGCGTCGTCGCGAGAGGAACTAGACATGGTCGTCCGCTCCGCCGACTCGATCCGTGTCGCCGGTCTCGCCGACCTACGACGGGCGATCCGCTCCACCGATCAGACCCTCGGGTCGAACGGGCAGGCGGGTCTCAAGGACGTGAACTACAAGGTCGCCGACTTCGTGGTCCAGCGCGCGAGGACCCGCGCGTCGACCGTCGGACGTCTCGCGGCGAGCGCCGCTCGCTCGATGGAGCCGTCACGATCCGGGGTCGCCGCGAGGATCAACGCGGGAGGACGCTCCGCCCCCTTCTTCGGTGGCGCCGAGTTCGGCGCCTACCGCGACAAGCGTCGACTACTGAAGAACACGCGGGGGAGAGCGACTCTCGTGCGCGATGAGGAGAACATTAAGAAGGTGATCCGCCGCGTGGAGGATCAGACCCTCGCCTACGACCGCTATGGCGGCTCGTCGACGGTGAGGAAGCGGGCGCGTAAGGACTACGGCGCGACGGCGGTGAAGGTCACCGGGACGATGCTCGGCTGGAATCAGTTTCGTGAGTGGCGCGGTAACGGGAGGACCGCGGGCTACTTCCTCTTCCCGACGATAAGGGCGAACATCGACGAGATCGTCGACCTCTACTCCGACGAGATGAGGGACCTCCTCAGCGACGTTTTCCCCGACTAGATCCAGGAGCCGACGATGGCAGACACACGGCGCCTCACGATCGAGGTCCTCGGTGACGCGAAGGGCGCGCTCAGCGCGCTCGACGACGTCGGCTCGCGAGCGAGTCGGATCGGTGAGGGCCTCTTCGAGTTCGGAAAGAAACTCGCGATCGGCTTCGCCGCCGTCACGGCGGGCGGAGCGGTCATCGGGAAGCAACTCGTCGACTCGGCGTCGGATCTCAATGAGGTCACGTCGAAAACCGGAGTGGTGTTCGGCGACGCCTCCGACGAGGTCACCGAGTTCGCTCAGAAGGCGGCGACCGCGTTCGGACAGTCTCAGACGTCGGCGCTGAACGCCGCCTCCACCTTCGGCACCTTCGGAAAGGCGGCGGGTCTCACCGGCAAGGACCTCGCCACCTTCTCCACCGACTTCGTCGGACTCGCCTCCGACCTCGCCTCATTCTCGAACACCACTCCGGAGGAGGCGGTCGAGGCGATCGGCGCCGCCCTACGCGGTGAGGCTGAGCCCATCCGCAAGTACGGGGTGCTCCTCGATGACGCGACGCTGAAACAGAAGGCGCTCGAACTCGGGATCTACAACGGCAAGGGTGCGCTGACCCAACAGCAGAAGGTTCTCGCGGCTCAGGCCGCGATCTTCGATCAGACCACCGACGCACAAGGCGACTTCGCCCGCACCTCCGACGGGGTGGCGAACAAGCAGCGGATCCTCGCCGCCCAGTTCGAGAACGTGAAGTCGCAACTCGGTAGTGCTCTTCTGCCCGCCTTCGGCACCGCCCTCGGATTCATCACCGACCGCGTCCTACCCGCCTTCGGTGAACTCGCGACGATCTTCGAGGAGGAGGGTCTCCAGGGGATCATCGACCGGCTACGGGACAAACTGCCCGAGATCGGTGAGCGGCTCCGAGAACTCGGCGGAAAGTTTGTCGACTGGATCAAGGAGGCGGCGCCTCCGGCGCTCGCCGCCCTCCTCGACTTCCTCAAACGGGTCGGCGAGTGGCTCATCTCGACCGGCCTCCCGTTCCTCGGTGAGAAGGCGAAACAGTTAGGCGTCGCACTCATCGAGTGGATCGGCCCGCGGATCGGTCCGGCGCTCCGCGCGCTCGGCGAGTTCGTCGGCAAGGCCGCTCAGTGGTTCATCGACGAGGGACTCCCGATGCTCGTCGACAAACTCGTCGCGCTCGGGAACGCTCTCGTCGACTGGATCGGTCCGCGCATCGGACCGGCTCTCCAGGCGCTCGGCGAGTTCCTCGGTGAGGTCCTCTCCTGGTTCGTCACCGAGGCGATCCCGAAGATCGGCGCGCAGGCGGTGAAACTCGCGGGAGCGGCTCTCTCGTGGATCGCTGAACTACTGCCGAAGGCTCTCGTCGGACTCGGAAAGTTCGTCGCCGAACTGCTCCCGAAACTCCCCGGACTCTTCTTCGACCTCCTCGGGACTCTCGTCGATCTCGGTCTCGATCTCGCCGACTCGCTCGTCGGAGCGATCGTCGACGGACTCAAGGAGATCGGACAGAAGGGTCTCGACGTCGGCAAGGCGTTCGTGAACGGGATCATCGACTTCATCAACCGGGAGATCATCCAGAAGGTGAACGATCTCCTCGAGTTCACCATCGACCCTCCGGGCCCCGGCAAGATCACTCTCGATCCTCCCGACATCCCGTTCATCCCGAAACTCGCGGCGGGTGGCATCGTCTCCGCGCCGACGCTCGCCCTCATCGGTGAGAGCGGACCGGAGGCCGTGGTCCCGCTCAGCCGTGGGGGCGCCGCTATGGGGGCGACCGTGAACGTCACGGTCAACGGGACCGTCGTCTCGGAGCGTGATCTCATCGAGAGCATCCGAGTCGGACTTCTGAAGGCTCAGAAGAGCGGTCGGCAGGTAGTCCTCGCATGACGCTCCCGCAGATCCGCACCTACATCAGGCCCGACCAGTCGTTCGTCGTAGGCGGGAACCTGACCCTCGGCTCGACCGCTCTCGGCCCCTCGGCACTCCTCGGGCCCGCCATCGCCGCCTTCTATGAGATCACCAGCCTC